CCTACCAGCGTGGTGCGCGCCGTCAAAAAACCGCGGTTACCCTCCAGGACGATTTAGTAAATCGTGCCTACAACCGCGGTTTACCCTCCGCGTCCGCGTTGCCTTCCCCGTCGCCCCGGTGGCGTGCGCCCGGCGGTCGACCGCGGCCCGTTAAGTTTGAACGTTCGAAATTATTTTCCTCACCAGTCGGCGGACCCGAACAGGGCGGTGAGTACCCACCGCCACACCGGCATCGTCAGCACCCACCACCAGTCGATCACCCGAGTAACCTAACCTTTCACCAGTGGTGCACGTCACACCACAACCGCGTGATGGCAACGGGTCTCGCCCGTCTCATCCATGTACGGCCCGCGCGATACCCCGTTCCTACTCCGAGTAGGGCAGACCGGCGAGGCGCCTACCGTACCCACTAGGCCGCCAGTAGCGTCAGCAACTGGCGGCCTAGGTGTTCGGTGTAGGCGGGTGGTATGGCCTGCGACAGGCGCCGTTGGTCGGTGGTCCAGTCGATGCCGAGCGCGGCCGCGGCGTCGGCGCCTGCGACCTTCCGACCGCCGCCGCCCGGCCGGTTCGCCCTGTTGTCGGGGCCGCCGGTGCCGTACACGCCGAGCACCACCGGTTGGCCGGCGTGGTCGCACGGCGGTGCCACCAGGGGCACGTTGGACTCGAACAGCCGGTGCCGGCGGACGGCCAGCCCGAACGAGGAGCCGCAGTAGGTGACCGGGTCCAGCAGCGGCGCGCCGGGCACGTTCTCGATCACGTACGGCCGGCCGGTGGCGACCAGGCGGGCCCGCACCGCGGCGACCAGATCGACGTGAGCCTCGAACAGGGCGGGCGTCGTTCGCGTGTGCCGCAACGCGGTATGCACCTTGCACGGCGGGGACGCCGCGTAGGCGTCGAACCCGGTCAACGGGTAGCGCAGGGCGTCGGCCCGGTGGAACTCGAACGGGTAATCCGGTTGCGGGGCATGGTCCACCCCGACCACGTCGAACCCGGCCCGGTGGTACCCCACCGAACACCCCCCCGCGCAGCAACACAGGTCCAGCAGGCGGGGCCGGGTCACCATGACCGGGACGGTAGCGGGGGTCGGCGGCGTTGCTCCCACAGCTCGACGCCGCGGGCGGTGTTGCAGGGCCGGCACGCCGGGACCAGGTTGTCCAGGGTGTCCGGGCCGCCGGCCGCCCGCGGGATCGGCCAATGGTCGGCGGTGGTCGCGGGTTTGCCGCACCACCGGCACGGGGTGTACCCGAGGTCGGGGTCGGTGTCCCGGGCCAACACGGCCGCCGTCAAGCGTTGGGCGCGGCGGCCACCCCACGCCGGTCTAGGCGCGGTGGTGCCGGTGGTCGGGTGGTTCGTGTTTGCCGCGGCGTTGCCGGCGTTGCCGCCACCACCGGACGATGGTGACCCAGAACCAGAAGGAGTCCACGTCATGGCTGCACGTTGAACCGGAGCCGCCACCAGGACACCGGGTCACGTAGCCGGCACAGGGCACACCCCGGGGTGCCGGTCCACGGGCGAACGATCTCACCGCCGACCACCCCGTGGATGCACTCACCGGCGGTCTTCAGGGTGTCCTGGTAGGCGCGGTGCACCTCTAGTTGCCGTTCCACATCCACGGTCATCACACGGGGTGGTGCATCAGGGTGGCCGGGTACAGCACCTTGCCGGCGTCGTCGGTGGCCAGGGCGTCGACCAGGGCGTCGGCGAGCCGGTCGGCGGCCGCCTCCCCGAGGACGATTTCCAGGGACGGGCCGAGCCAGACCCGGACCACCGTCGCCCGGTCGGGGTCGAACCCGGGGGCCCGGTCCACCTCCGCGGCGATGGCCTCGCACTGCGCGTCCGGGACCTGCACGCTGATCGGTTGCACGGGCCCTGTGTATCACCGGGCCCCGACACCCGGCCGGCGGTTTGGGACTACTGCCAGAGCTCGGAGCGGTGGGAGGGCAGCGGTGTCCCTAATCTGGACACCGCTTGGTTCTGCCGTCACCCATCGGGCGGTCGGTTGTACGGGGCGCCGGGTATTACTCGGTCGCAGGGCCGGAATATGAGCACCAATGATCCACCCGCATATGTTGCGGGCCAACAGGTGTCGGCGGGCCATCCTTCTATTTATCGACACGGCCGGTGCTCTCGCTAATCGGGGTGTCGTCAGCAAACGGGCGCGCGGACATGCGGGCGCACCACTCCCCAGTGCCCGGCACCCTCTGACGGCCGGATTCCGGGGGTGACTAACCCGCACGGTTCGCGCGCGCCGATTCGGCGCAGCGGCGGCCGCTACGCGGCGCCCTGGTCGCGGATAAACGCGGCAACGCCACCCGCTGCCCTGATGGCATCGGTGAGCGCACCGAACAGCGCGTTGAACGCCACGGTGTCGTGATACCGGCAGGGCCAGACATCCACGGTCTGCCGGCACGCTTGCCCGTTCGATCGGCGGGGGACGCCGCAGCGGGGGAGGTTCGTCGAGTGCGACACGGGGTTTCCTTCCGGCCTTTGGGCCGGGTCCGCACGTATCGTGTGCGCAGACGGCCGCGGTGTAGCGCGGTCGTGCCGGGGTAGGCGTTGGAAGCGCCGAGCCGGTACGGGCCCGAGAGTATGGCGCCGCGTGAGCATTCCGCGGGAGAACACGCCGCACTCTCGGGCCCAGCTCATGTTGGGGCACGTCGACCCCCGACGGCCGGCGTGCCCGCGGCGTCGCGTTGGCATCCCGGCGGACCCTGCCAGGCGGCGGGGCCGGGCGTCACCGTCCTACTCCCAATGCCAATGGTTAAAGACCGGTTAGCGGGTCACACCCGTGTTATTCGGTGACTCTGCGTGTGTTAACCGGCGTTCGGGGTATGCCCGTGGGTATACGCCCGGTATAGTCCTGGTCGGACGCGGCCCGGCCCCTGCGAACCGTGCACGGCACGCCTCAGTGCTGTGGGGGCACCATTCCTGGTAGTTTCCCGGCGCATGGATCAGTGCGCCCGGTGCGGCACCCTGCACAACCAGTGGATGAGTTGCGGCACGGCCCGCCGGGTACGGCGGGAGGCCAACCCGGTGTGGTGCCGGCGGTGCCAGCACCTGCACACCGACCCGACCCTGGCGGGTATCTGCATCGGCTGTGCCTGCGCCTGGCGGCCGGTGACCGAGCTCGCCGAGCCGGTGCGGTCGCTCGGGGAGTGCAACACCCTGCCGATGTTCTCCGACGCGGACGCCGAGTGAAACCGGACGGCGGTCTGCACCCGGACGCCTGCCCTCACTGCTACACCGACCAGCAACCCGGGTTCGAGCAGCCACACGAACGGGACTGCCCGCGGCGGGCGCGGGCGCGGTGCGACGACGCCGCTCTGGTGGATCTAGTTGCGCAAAGGCTTTGGCAGGTTCGTCCAGTTACGGCTGAGAACCTGCACGCCATTGTGCGGCTACTTCTCGAAGAGGTGGCGGAATGGACTGCCGAGTGAAACCGCTGCCCGGGGAATGGCCGGTGCTGGACCTGGTGACGCCGATACCCCTCGATGTGGCGTGCGATGTGCTGCGGGTGGTGGGTCGCGGTCTGGAGCGCCGCGGGTACGCGGTGTTCTTCCGGGAGGCGGACGGGCTGACCAGGATATGGGTCCGCTACCCGGCGCGTGAAGATGAGTGACCTGGTCGCGGCGATCGCCGACGCGCTCGACGACGCCAATCCAGGACTGGCGGTCGAACTACTGATCGAGCTGGCGCGGGTCGACCCGGCCCGGGCCGAATCGGTCCTGGAGATCATGCGACTGGGGATCGAGCTCGCAAACACCCGTGACGCCGAGTGACCGGCCGGTCACTTCGCACGCTCAGGGTTACATATTGTCCGTTATCGGCGGTTCAGAACTACTCGGAGAGGAACGGCTCATGCGGATATCAGAGGATCTCGTGCTGCAGTACGTCAAAGGTGCCGGTGTGGTGCTCCGGCAGGAGTCAACCGGCGCCGAAATCGTGATCCCGTTCGCCTCACTGCGCAACGCGCGGGACGCACTCGACTACTTTGCCGCCACCGAAGTGGTCAGCTCGGCGAGCCTGGCCCCTAACAGGCGGGCTTGACCTGATGCGGACCACCGCCAGGGCCCTCGCCCTGCTCCTGGGCGCCCTCCTATGCGCCCTGGCGGGCCTGGCCCTGCTGTGGGGCTTCAGCCTCCTGCTCGGCTGGCCCGGGACGTTCTAGGGCCGGGACGCCTGCTCCAGGGCCCACAGCCGGTCGTTGGTGACCTTCGCCCACCGTTCCAGGGTCAGTTCGGTCGGGGTGTCCTCCGGGCCGTCGCCGATCTTCAGCAGCTCTTCTTTGGCGCCGCGGGCGAACCCGGACGCCGCGCACTGGGTGAGTTCTTCTTTCGAGTACGGCAAGTCATCCTCCTCGGTCGGTGTTACTGGGGTCGGTGGTGCGGCGTCGCCGATCACCGCGGCGACGTAGGCCAGGTCGGCGGCGGATACGGCGATCTCGAAATGCATTTCGTCGTACCCCTCCAGCCAGTCCACCGCGCCCTGCACCTCGTTCAGGATCGCGTAAATGGTGCCGACCTGGGCGTCGGTGAAGGTGCCGCCGGACCCGTTGGGGTGGTCCGGGGCGTTGATGTCCAGCGCGGTCCCGGAGGCGTGGCAGGACAGTTGGGAGGGGTTGTTCACGTTGGCCTTGAACGTGTACCCCCAGCACCACCCGGACACGATGGGTTCCACCCGGTCGTTGAACTGCCGGGCCACGTACCGGAGCACGGTGGTCACGTCCCCGGTCTTCACCCCGCCCGGGAACCAGAGGTTCTGGGCCACGCCGATCGCGGCCGGGTCACTGTTCGCCGGCCACCCGTTGTAGGACGTGCCGGCGGTCACCGGGCACCGCCCGGCGGGTACCCGTGGGTCTCGATCCACTCGGCGAGCCGGTCCGCGGCCCGGTGGGCGGCCTGCGCCAGGGTGAGCACCGGCCGCGGCACCGGTCGTTCGTGGCCCGGGAACTCACCCCGGGCTTCCCGCCTGGTCGGGTGGAAACCCCAATCGTCGGGTGTTTCGTTACTCATTTCGTTACAGCCTTCTTTCATTGGAAGGGGGTGCCCCAGCCCAGGGCGCAGATGGTCAGGTCCTGATTCTGGATCAGCGGGTAGCCGGACCCGGTCCAGCAGAACGCCTGCGCGTGGGTGATGGTGAACAGGGCGGCGTTGAAATTATTGTTCGGCGGAGTCGGCGACCCCGGGGAGTGCAGAATCGCGGGCTGCGCGGTGCCACCCAGGAATGTCCCCCAGGACGCGACGCAACCCTGCACCGACGCCAGTTTCGGGAACGTCACACTGAACTGCGCGGCGCCGTACCCCTGCCCCGGGCCGGCCCTCACCTTGCCGGTGAAGGTGTCCAGGATGATCCCGGACCCCAGCGAGGTCAGCTGCGCGTCGACCGCCTCGGCCAGGGCGCGGATCGCGTTGGGGGTGTCGGCGTGGATGTTCGCGGACCCGGGGTAGGGCAGCCCGCGGGGGGTGGTCCCACCGGGCCGGGTCACAGCGCCCACCCGAACGCGAAATACGGGATGGTGACCCCGGACGCGACCGGTTGCGACCCGTAAAATTTGCCGTTACTGGTCAGCGTCGGTGAGGTCACGCATTTCACCCAGACCAGGCCACCGGACAAATACTGGCGGGGTATCAGGGTGATGGCGTTAGCGGAGATACTGACCTGCGAACCCTGCTCCGGTGGGGTTTGTTTCACCGGGCCCTGCGCCACGGTGAACCCCTTACATTTCGCCTGGCACCCGATGATCGTTTTAGCCGTGTGGAAATCCACCACAATGTCACCGTTGATGTCCGTCGTCGGCGACCCGGTGGCGACGAACATCGACAGGTACCCGGCCAGTTTCGCGTCGGTGGCGTAGGCGAGAGTCTTGATATGCAAATCGGTGTCGCCGAGCAGGGCGGCGTGCGACGGGTACGGGCCGGTCACTGCGGGACACCCCAGGCGAATATCGAATATTGCATGGTCCCGCCGAACGGTGACACGTTGTACCCGTTGGTTTTGGTGTTCATGTAATCGACGTGCACGGTCGCGGAATTACCCGGTAACCCGGTGATCCGCGGCAACAGGACCCAGGGCATCGACGCCCCATCGGAACTGTTCGCGAACGGTTCGATCACCAAACCCTGCAACGTGACAAACGTCGGGAAATTAATCGTCAGGTCACCGCCGGCGTTACTGGTCAAAGAGGGTTGGGACATCAACAGGGCGCGGTTGGTCAACCGGTAATCGATGGCGTCGGACAATTCATGCAGGTACACGTCGACGTCGGCCAGGATGTCCTGAGCGGTGGGGTACGGCAGGCCGGCGGGTGTCGTCGGCCGGGCCAGCGGCACCACGATGCCATCGGCGACGGTGTTCGGGGTGGGGTCCATCAGGTGCCCCAGGCCAGCCACGCGAAACCACACGTCCCGGTGAACCAGTCGGAGGTGGACCCGGGCGTCCCCGGCGGCGGGGGTTTCAGCGCAATCAGGCCCACCTGAGTGGCGGAGGCCGTCTCCACATTCAGGTTCAGCGGGGCCGGGGCGTTCCCGGTGGTGCCGCCCCAGTACGGGGTCAGCAGGACGTAGGGGGCGGCGGTGAACCCCGCCGGGAGGACCAGGGTGTACCGGCCGCCATTGAATGCGGCCGCATTGACGTAGCCCCGGGCCGACTTGAACCCCAGACCCCGGCCCTCCAGGGCCAGCGCGAGGGCCTTGATATCGTTCGCGCCCTGGTTCAGCGGGGCCGAGCTCTCGGGGTACGGCAGGCCGCCGGTGGTGGTGCCCAACGGGTCCACCGCGACGTCGAATTCGGGGTCGGTCATCTGGGGTCATCACTCCATTTCACGGTCCCCGGGACGGACGCCCAGGTGGTGGCGGTGGGGATGTCGGACCACGCGGGGCCGGTCGGGCCGGCCGGGCCGACGCCAATCATTTGCAGGAACGTCACCGACCGGTCGACGTCGGCGTACCGGATGGACCGGTCGGTCTGCCCGTAGGTCAGTGACCCGCCGAGCCCGGTCGCGGGGGCGGCGTCCATCGCCAGGACCCAGCGGGGGGTGCCGGCGGCGTCCACGTCGAACGTGTAGGTGCCGCCCTCCACGTACAGCTGGACGGCGGCGGCGGTCGGGGTCCAGTAGGGCAGG